AGGTCGTAGTGATCTGACTTCACAGATACCGGACTTTATCCAATTGGCTGAGGAACGGCTCCGTAGAGACCTTAGAACGCGCCAGATGCTCATTGTGGCTCGTGCTAGTACCACAGCAGGTGATGAGACTGTCGGATTGCCTACGGACTTCCTAGAGATGCGTGATGTACATCTACGTACTAACCCTGTAACGTCAGTATCGTACCTTTCTCCTAATTCATTCTTTGCTACAGCTAGGACAACTGAGTCAGGTGCTCCGGTGAACTACACCATTCTTGCGTCAGAGATTCAATTCGCTCCTATACCTGATAGCGTTTACAGTATTCAGATGCTGTACTACGGCAAACCTGCGTATCTATCTGATACTAATATTGTTAATGTATTTTTAACTAATTATCCTGATGCGTTGTTATATGCGTCATTGGGAGAAGCAGAACCATATTTGATGAATGATGCGCGACTTCAAACGTGGGCAACCTTGTATGATCGTGCTATCTTAGCAATTTCTACTGCCGACCAAAATGGTGAATTCGGTGGTCAACCAATGTCAATGTCTGTGAGGTAAATCATGGCAGAAATAAGCAACTACCTAGAAAATGCGCTAATTAACGGTACGTTACGTGCTACGAGTTACACAGCACCGACAACTACTTATTTAGCTTTATATACTAATGATCCTACAGATGCCGATACAGGTACTGAGGTCACAGGTGGCTCGTATGTTCGTCAGGCTATTGTGTTTAGTGCTCCGTCTAACGGTGCGACTTCTAATAGTTCTGCAATTGAGTTTCCTCAATGTACGGCTGATTGGGGGATTATTACTCACGTTGGTATTCGTGATGCTGTAACAACAGGTAATCTTCTGTATCACACACCACTAGATTCAAGTAAAACTATTTCTAACGGTGATATATTTAAGATAACTGCAACGAATCTTTCAGTAACTTTGGCATAGGGGTAAATTATGTCTACTATCGTTACTCGTACTGGCAAAGGTTCTGCCCTTAGTTATGTTGAAGTTGACGCTAACTTTACGAACCTTAACTCAGATAAGATTCAATCAGGTGGCAGCGCTTCAATTATCACATTAACAAGTGCAACTATTACTGCTTTAACGGCTACTAGTGCTGCTCTTACTGCTATTACTGGTTCTACAATAACTAATCCGACAATTACTAATTACGTTGAATCGGTTGTTGCTATTGGCACAGTTACTAGCACTAATACTATTGCATTGACTAGCGGCACAGTTCAAACAGCTACTCTTACAGCTTCTACAGCTTGTACGTTTACTATGCCTACTGCTACGGCTGGTAAGTCATTTATTCTATTGTTAAAGCAAGCTGCATCAACTGGTAACGGTACTGCTACGTTTACTAGTGTTAAGTGGGGTACGGCTGGCGCTCCTACTATTACGGCTGCTGCTGGCAAGATGGATATTCTTACGTTTATCGCTGACGGTACTAACTGGTATGGCTCTATCGCTCAAGGTTACACACCATAAGGAGTCAGGATGTTTGCTTTCACTAAATTAATGCAAGCAATTGGTAGTGTAGGTATACCAACTGTTGACTACCTTGTTGTTGCAGGAGGAGGTGGAGGAGGTTCTCGTCAACACGGAGGCGGCGGCGGCGCTGGTGGTTTCCGTACAAATACTGGTTTTTCTATAGATATAGGAACTAATTATACGGTTACTATAGGCGCTGGTGGAGCTGGTGGTTCTGGCGGCGGTGGCGGGAATAATTCTGGTGTAGTAGGTAATAATTCTATATTTAGCACAATAACTTCTGCTGGTGGTGGTACTGGTGGTGGCATTGCTAATGCTGGTGGTTCTGGAGGCTCTGGCGGTGGGTCTGGTGGTGAAGGGTCTACTGGTGGAACTGGAAATTCTCCTTCAGCATCCCCATCTCAAGGAAGCAATGGCGGTGGCGCAAATATAACGAATGGTGGTGGTTCTGGTGGTGGCGGTGCAAGTGCTGTAGGTGCAAATGCTGCTGGAGTTTATGCGGCTTGCTTTGGTGGAGCTGGAGGAAATGGAACGGCTTCTACAATTTCAGGTAGCTCAGTAACTTACGCTGGTGGCGGCGGTGGTGGTGGAACTTCTGGTGGAACTACTAGCACTAATTTTGGTGCTGGCGGCTCTGGAGGTGGCGGGAGTGGCAATGGTACTGCTGGAACTACAAATCTTGGTGGTGGCGGGGGCGGTAATTCATCAGATGCTAATGGTTCTGGTGGTGCTGGCGGTTCTGGAATAGTCATTCTTAAATATCCAAATACTTTAACTATTAGTAATCCCGGTGGTGGTTTAACACTTTCAACGGCAACATCTGGAGCTTATAAAATAACTTCAATTACAGCCGGTACAGGCAATGTTTCTTGGGCGTAAAAGGAAAAATATATGGCTCACTACGCATTTTTAGACAGTAATAATATAGTTACCGAAATCATTGTTGGTAAAGATGAAGGTGAAGATGGTATTGATTGGGAAGTTTGGTATGGTGATTTTCGTGGTCAGGTATGCAAACGTACTAGCTATAACACAGCAGGCAATGTTCACAGTAACGGCGGCACTCCTTATCGTGGTAACTATGCTGGCATTGGTTTTACATATAGAACAGATATAGATGCGTTTGTTCCGCCACAACCATTTCCAAGTTGGATATTAGATTCCAATGTTACTTGGAAGCCTCTAGTAGCCATGCCTACAGATGGTATGTACTTATGGAATGAGGAAACTCAAACTTGGATAGCTGTAAATGGCAACTAATTATGTTGATTTTGATTATTGGGTTCAAGGCTATGGTGAAGGTGACCTAAGCTCTCCTGATCTATACGTTGTCGCTGGCTATTGGGATTCTGGCTATTGCGAGAACGAAGGTATTAGTGCGACTATTACTGGTACTGCTACAGTAGTAGCATCAGGACGAGCTACTTATAGTGGTGCTGCTAATATTAATGGAACTGCCACAGTAGTAGCTAATGCGACTTCAATAGAAGGTATAAAAGCACGTATAACTGGACTAGCTACAGTAACAGCTAATGGTATTTATGTGGCTGTTGGTAAAGGCAGTATTGCAGGTAACGCGACTGTTACGGCAATGGCTAATTTTACAATTGGTGGTAGTGCTGTTATAGCTGGTAATGCAACTGTAAGTGCTATTGGTGATGTTATCGGTTACGAATGGACTACAGTTACTCCAGAATCTACTAATTGGGCTAGACAGTAATGGCAAAGCAAAAAATTATATTTGGTGAGTGGTTGCCAGATCAACCTAGTGTTACTGGTGCAATAACTGATGCCTATAATTGTTACCCAGTTACTAATGGATATGCTCCATTACGTGAAGCGGTAGATTATTCAGGTAATGCAGGTCAGAACTTACTCGTAGCGTTTGCTGGTAAGTTTGCTGGTGCGTCTACTCTATTTGCTGCTGGTGCTACACAGATTTATAAGTTTAATTCTAGCAATACAGCATTAGATGCAGTAACGACAACAGGATATACGGCTGTTGAGGCATGGGATATTACTCAGTTTGGCTCTAAGATGATCTTAGCCAATGGTGCAGACCAGTTACAGGCTTATGATCTAGGATCATCTACTTACTTTGCTGATTTGGCTGCTGCGGCTCCTGCGGCTAAGTTTGTTACTGTAGTACGAGACTTTGTTGTGGCTGCTAGTGTTGGCGGTGAGGAGAATAAAGTCTATTGGTCAGATATTAATGACGAGACTGATTGGACTCCGGGTGCTGCTTCTCAATCTGACTCACAAGTAGTTCCTGACGGCGGTGATATTACAGGTCTAGCGGGTGGTGAATACGGTCTAATCTTCTTAGAGCGTGCTATCTATCGTATGTCGTATGCAGGTAGTCCGTTCTTCTTCCAGTTTGATGCTATTTCTAGAACATTGGGCTGTATGTCTAATGGCTCTGTTGCTCAGTTTGGTGGATTAACGTACTTTCTATCTGACGATGGATTTTATGTCTGCGATGGCAAATCCGTTAAGAACATTGGCGTAGAAAAAGTTAATCGCTGGTTCTTTAATAATGTCAGTTTGAGCGAAATTAAAACAGGAATGAGTGCGACTATTGATCCTGTTAAGAAATTAGTTATCTGGAACTTTAAGAATAACTTCGGTAAACGATTCTTGCTGTACTACTCAATTGATCTCAATAAGTGGTCGTATGGTTTAACGGACGTTAATTACCTAGCGTATGGTCTGACACCTAGTGCCACACTTGAGCAGATTGACAACTACAACAGCAACTTAGATGCACTAGATATTCCGTTAGATTCACGAGTTTGGGCTGGTGGTCAGCTTATATTTATTGGCGTTAGAAGCCAGAAGATTGTTATTTTCTCTGGTGCATTGCAGTCTGCTTACATTACTTCTGGAGATATTGACATTGGACGATCTATTATTACATTGGCAAAACCTATTGTTGATAATGGAACAGCGTCAGTTACAGTTGCTAGTAGAAAACTATTGTCAGATAGTGTTGAATTCGGAACAACAGCTTTACCTAACTCAGACAACAGAGTCCCATTAAGAGCTAACGGTAATTACCATCGCATTAAAGTAGCTCCTACCAATGCAAATTGGGAGACTATTATCGGTTGCGAAATTGATATTACTCCGCAGGGTACTCGATGACTCGAAGTGCTCAATTTAGGACGTTACCTGTATTTGGCTCTGATGAACGTGCTGTGTCTGAAGTTGTCCGTGGGATCATGGACGGTAAGACGAATAATACTGGCATGGTTACTTTAGCGACAGGCAATGTAACTACAACTACGCTCTATGATGATCGTATAGGCAAGGAGAGCCTTTTATTCTTTACTCCTGCATCTGCGGCTGCATTTGTTGATGCAATGCCGTATGGAGCGTTTCAGGACTCTACGAACCAGACTGCTGCTAATACTACGACTGCTTATGCAATTACATTAAACACGACTGACTATAGTAACGGTATTTATGTATCTAACAGCTCTCGTGTTAACGTGCGGAATGCTGGTGTTTACAACTTGCAATTCTCTATTCAGTTTAAAAATACAACAAATAGCAGCCAAGACGTAGATGTATGGTTTAGAAAAAATGGAACGGATATAACGGCTTCTAATAGTCGGTTTGGCATTCCAGCAAGGAAAAGTTCAGGTGATCCTAGCCATATTATTGGTGCATTAAATTACTTTATTGAATTAGCAGCAGGTGATTATCTAGAAATGATGTGGAGAGTTACCGATACTGGTGTAACGATTGAAACATTCGCGGCAGGAACTAGTCCGACTAGACCGTCAATTCCTAGCGTTATTACTACGGTAAACTATGTTTCTAATAAAGCATCATCTAACATATATGTTAGTAGTCAAGTACGAGGAAGTGCTACTCTGACACATTGGTCTAATAACACGGCAGATAAAACGTATGGCTATATTGTGGTGGGTTAATGGAGTATAAATATATTGCTCCGCAAGAACTAAGACAATGGTGGTCTAGTGTAAGAACTGGCTTAGAGAAGATTAAAAGTAGGAGTCCAGAGAACTGGATTATTGAAGATGTATATACAGACTGTTTCA